GCGCTGTCTGCCCTGGCTGGCGGTCGCACTACCAAGATCGGCGACAAGGAGCTCACTACCCACGATATCGAATCAGTACGCTCGCACCTCCAGTGGCTGGATCAGCAGCGTGACGCACTCCTAACAACGCCTAACACGCGGCCCGCATTTGGCCGCACCTACGCCCAGAACGGACGGTGCCGCTAATGGGTATCATCACCGGCATAGAGCGCGGTATTGATCGTACCATCGGCATGTTTAACCCGGCTGCCGAGGCAAAGCGGATCATCCAGCGCAAGCAGGTTGATCAGATGCGCATGTATGCCGCTGCAAAAGTTACCCGCTCCACCGGTAACTGGTCACCCGTTGGCCAAGACGTCAACAGCCTGATCCGCTCCAGCTCCACCGTTATCCGCAACCGATCCCGCCAGCTTGTCCGCGACTTTGCCTATTTTGCCCGTGCCGTTGATATCCTGGTTGATTACACCGTGGGAACCGGCGTGCAACTGCAAAGCCGCGTGACCCGTGGCGTTGATCAAAACACCGGCAAGAGCCGTCTGCATACCGCAAAAATCAACGAGATTGAAACCGCCTGGTGGCGTTGGATGGAAGAGGCAGACGCTGCCGGTCGCCTGCATTATCACGAACTGGAGCAGCTTGCCAAGCGGCAGGATGTGGAGTCCGGCGAGTTCCTGTTTGTAAAGGTCAACCTGCGGGACAAGAACCGCTTTCTACCCTTTGCCCTGCAAGCCTATGAAGCGGACTGGCTGAACAGTAACTACATCACCCCGGCATCGGGCAACGTGGTTGATCAGGGTATTGAGACAGACCCCGTAACTGGTCGGGTGGTGGCCTATCACTTTTGCGTACCGGATGGCTTCAATAACCTGACCGGCGGCATCAAACACCAGCGGATTGCTGCTGAAAACGTGATTCACGGATTCAAGACTCTTCGCCCTGGACAGATCAGGGGTATCTCGCCTTTTACCACTGCAATTCTGCTGGCTGATGACCTGCACGAATACCTGAACGCCGAGATTGACGCGGCAAAGCTGGCCGCCAAGTACATGGCAATCATTGAGACACCGGATGCAGCGGCGTTTCAAGCCCTGCGCGGCGTTGACACCAGCACCGGCCAGCCGATTGAAAACCTCGAAAACGCGATAATCGAATACCTGCGGCCTGGCGAAAAGATCAACCTGCAGGGCCACAACCGCCCCGGCGATTCATTCGAGCCGTTCACCCGTCTGGTGCTGCGGATGGTTGCGGTATCAACCGGCGTTACCTACGAACTACTGACCGGCGACTACAACGGCATCAACTACAGCAACCTGCGCGGCATTCGACCGGCGTTACCTACGAACTACTGACCGGCGACTACAACGGCATCAACTACAGCAACCTGCGCGGCATTCGAAACGACTTCATGAAGATTATTGCACCGCTGCAACAGCGGCATATCCGCCAGTTCTGCCAGCCGGTATTCCGTGCGTTTCTGGATTCAGCCGTTCAGTCAGGGCGTATCAGTCTGCCCGGTTATTTTGCCAACCCTTACCCCTGGCAGGAATGCACCTGGCAGCCCCCCGGCGTGGAGAGCATCGACCCGCTGCGCGAGGGTAAAGCCTACATCGACCAGATCAACAGTCTGCTGAGATCCCCGCAGGAGATTACCGCCAGCCGTGGCCGTGATTACGAAGAGGTTTTGAATGAGATAGCAGAAGCCAAGCGGATGGCAGAGGCGCGAGGGCTTGCCCCGGCTGATGTTAAGACCGCGCTGGCAAATGCACCGTCTGCCGTTGATCCGGCAACAAACGGAAAAGGAGCAACCACCAATGAATGATCAACTTACCTACAGGGCGCTGACCATTGCCAAAGGCGACAGCGGAGCCCCTTCAACCCTTGATGTAGAAGGCCGCTCGGTTGAGGCGATTGGCGCAACCGAAACCCCGGTTCTTGAGCGGGATTATGACACCGTGGGAGGTGTACCCGACGGTGCTGCTGATGTCCGGCTGTCAGATTCCGCCCAACCGCCAACTTCCGCTGCTGGATACCCACACGCCGCTACAGCACTCGCATCGGTCATTGGCAGCTATCGTGATATGCGGATTGAGAACAATCAACTGCTGGGAAGGGCGGTTTTCTCAACCGCTGAAGAGGCGGAAGGCCCGTGGCTGAAAACCATGGAAGGCCATCTGACTGACTACAGCGTGGCCCGTAAAGACCTTGAGGCCACCATTATCCCGGCCAACCAGACCGGCCTGATTGATGGCCGCACCTTCCAGGGGCCGGTGAAGGTGGTCACCAAGTGGATTCCCAAAGAGATGTCATCCTGCCCTATCGGTGCGGATGAAAATGCTAAAGCACGGGCGGCCACGGCACAGCCCGAAAAACAAGCAAAGGAGAACGTAAACATGAGTACAGAAACTCAGAACCGTGGCCTNTCCGCAGAGACCACACAACCACAGACCCCGGCTGTTGATTTGGCAGCAGTACGGGCAGAAGCAGTAAAGGCAGAGTATGAGCGGATTAGCGAGATTGACGCAATGTGCAGCCGCGCTGATGTGCCTGCTGACAAAAAGGCAGAGCTGATCAAGCCGGGTGTTACCGTTGATGCAGCCCGTGCCGCTGTTATGGAGATCATCCTTGATCGTTCAGCAGCACAGAACCCCGGTCACCGTACCACCGGACAGACCGACCAACTGCGTGCAGAGCAGACCCGCTTTGAAATGGGCGCTGATGAGCGCGACAAGTTCCGCTCTGCTGCTGAAGACGGCCTGCTGATCCGTTGCGGCAAAGCGCCTGAAAAGGTTGCTGATGGAGCCCGTGACTTTGCCGGGTTCAGTCTGCGCGAGCTTGCCCGTGAATCCCTGCGGATGTCCGGTCAATCACAGGGCGGTGATGTTATGGCTATGGTAGGCCGTGCGCTTACCACCTCTGACTTCCCGCTGATCCTGGCCAACATTGCCAACAAGAGCCTGTTTGCAGGCTATGACGCAGCCAGTGAGACCTGGGGCAAGTGGTGCGGCACTGGATCGGTCAACGACTTCAAAACCAACACCATTGTACGTGCTGGCGAAATGGCTGACCTTGACCAAATCCGTGAGGATGATGAGTACAAATACGGCAGCCGCTCTGAAGCTCAAGAGCAGTTCGCCATTGCCACCTACGGCAAGCTGTTCAACATCAGCCGTCAGGCAATCATCAATGATGACCTGGGCGCTCTGACCGATATTCCGGCAGCCCACGGTGAGGCAGCAGGCCGCAAGATCGGCGATATTGCCTATGCCGTGCTTACCGCCAACAGTGCAATGGGTGACGGAACCGCTCTGTTCCATGCCAACCATACCAACCTGGGCACTGCCGGCGTAATCGGCACTACCACCATGGCTGAAGCGGTCAAGCTGATGGCACTGCAAAAGGATATCGGCGGCAAGCGTCGCTTAAACATTGCCCCTAAATATCTGATCACCAGCCCCGCGCTGGCACAGGCTGCCCAAACCTTCTTTGGTTCCAGCATGATCGGTACTCAGGCCAACCCCAATCAGGTCAACATCTATGCCGGACTGGTTGAGCTGGTGTTTGAACCCCGCCTGTTTGATGACTCTGCTACTGCCTGGTATCTGGCCGGCAACAAAGGCAAGACCGTAAACGTCTACTTCCTGAATGGCAACCAGACCCCGTACATGGAAACCCGTCAAGGCTGGAGCGTGGACGGCGTTGAGTACAAGGTGCGGATTGATGCAGGCGCCAAGGCTGTTGACTGGAAGAGCCTGTTCAAGAACGCCGGGGCTTAACCACAACTAACCGGGGAGGTGTAACAGCCTCCCCCTTAACCAATTTTAAGGAGAAAGATCATGACTAACATGGTTCAGAACGGAAACAGAATCACCTACACCAACGCTACCGGCAGCGACATTGCTTCAGGGGCACCTGTTGTCATCGGCTCCACCATCGGCGTTGCCTGCGTGGATATCGCCAACGGAGCAACCGGCGCTGTAGCCATTGAGGGGGTATTCACCCTGCCCAAAACCGCAGGATCAAGCGGCCATGCCATTGCACAGGGCGACATCATGCTGTTTGACATCAGCGAGGGCGAGTTTGACGTCAAGACCGCCACCGATGCAGCCGGTGACATTCTGGGCGGCGCGATCGCCGTAACTGCAGCTGCCACCACCGCAACCACGGTTGACGTTAAGCTGTGTAGCCCTGGCACTATTCAGACCGGAACCTAAGCCATGAATGAGCTGGTTTCGTATACCACGGAACTTTTGCCGGTTGAGCGCGTTACCGGCGGCGTGATGGTCATCGACAGCAACCATGCCCAAATCCACGCCGGTAACGCATTCAGCCTGGGAGAGGTGTTTACGATTGCGGCAGGGGCTACCGTTGACGTGACCGTGCAGGTGCCTGCCGGTGCGTATGTGCATTACCAGGCAACCGACCTGTCAACCGACGGCGGAAACACGGTAACGGCCATCCTGTACGAAGGTGCAACCGTAACCGCAGCAACCGGCACGGCTATAACTCCGGTCAACCGTCGCAGGCTGGATACGCCGGACACATCCTTGCTCGCCATCAAGCAAGGTGCCACCGTTACCGCCACCGGCAGCAGGATCGACCAGTGGTATTTCCCAAAAGCTGCAGACAAGGGGGTCATGGTCAGCATCAGCAAGAGCGACACAAACGAGTGGGTGTTGAAGCAGGACACGACCTACCTGCTCAGGATCAGCAACACCGGTGCAACCACCAGTGCAGTCGTGAGCATGCGGCCCTTCTGGTACGAAGAGGCGGCAGCCTAAATGCAATTTTCAGCCGCTGACATAACCGCCATGATCGGCGCCATGGGTCAGACTGTGACCATCGGCACCGTCAGTAAAACCGGCGTATTTTCCACCGGCCCGCGTGAGGTGGTCCGCAACGATGCGCGGGTCTGGACCGACCAGCCGACACTGCTGCTGTCAGAAGCTGACGCAGCAACGGTAACACGCAACAGCACCATCATCACCATCGGCAGCGTTACGTATCAGGCGTATGAAAAAACACCGGACGGATCAGGCTTTGTCGAGCTTGATCTTACGAGGGACTACTGATGCCTGCAACCCGTCCGGTCATACTGGCAGCACTGCAGACCCTGCTGAAAAGCGGCGTTACTGCAGTATCCAACCGGGTCTATCTGCCCTGGGACAATCCGGCTGATATTGAAGACGCCCCCATGCTGCAGATAGCGGTTGAGGATGGCGGCGTTGATCCAGACGTGATCATTGGCCAGTGGGAGCATACCATCAACATCAGGATAGCTGCTGTTGTCGCTGGCAAGTTCAATTACCAGACCACCTGGGACATTCTGAACGCAGCAGCAGCGGCAATCAACGCCAACCCAACCTTAACCGGACAGGTCAACCGAATAGAGATAACCGGAGCCGGTGACAGCGTAACCATTGCCGGTGACAAAATACTCTGGCCGCACCTGACCGGCGTTATCACCTACAGAACCAGCAAGGGGGCATTATGACCATCATCTACACCGGCACCCCGCCCAACATCAAAGTCAACGGCATTCCGTTCCACACCGGTCAACCGGTAGAGGTGCCGGACATGGTGGCGGAGCTGCTGCTGAAAAAACCGTGCTTTACCACCGCTGTAGAACCGTCTTTTGATGGCGGGCCTATGACTGACCCTTACCCCAAACGTAAAAACAAGTCTGATAAAGGAGAATAACCATGGCTCAAGTAACCGGCAGCAACTGTAAACTGATTGTTGACCAAGAAACCACCTTCGGTACCACCCCGGCATCCCCGGCAGCAGTGCTGGTACCGTTCAAGGATGAAGGTTTTCAGGCATCAACCGAAACCATCACCAGCGACATCATCACCGGAGACCGCAACCAGCGTTCGCCCATGTACGGCAATACCAGCGTCAAGGGATCGTTCAGCACTGAACTGTCAGCCTACATGGGGCTGTACCTCAAGCACCTGCTTGGTAGTGTCACCACCACCGGTACCGGCCCCAGTTACACCCATGTTTTCAAAGTCGGCGCTTTGCCCGTCAGCCTCTGCTTTGAAAAGCAATTTCCCGATCTGACACAGTTCTTCCTCTACAACGGCTGCCGGATCAGCAAGGGCAGCTTTGACTTCAAGCCTGCCGGTCCTGTTGCCACCTCCTTTGATTTGGTAGGTCGCAAGCGCACCATCAGCGGCACCAGCTTTGACGCAACACCGACTGATTTGGGTCATATAGCGTTTGAGGGATTCAGCGCCGAACTGCTTGAGGGTGGGACAAAAATCGCCATTGTTACCGGCACCAAGTTTGATATCGACAATGATATCCAGTCTGACCTCTACACCATTGGCGGCGGCGGACTGGTTCACTCCCTGCCGGAAGGCAAGAACAAGACCAGCGGCAACCTGACCGCCATCTTTGACAGCATGGATCTGTTGAATAAGGCCATTGCACGGCAAACCACCAGTCTGAAGCTTACCCTTTCGCTGGGTACCGGTGCCGGTACGTCCGGTAATGAGTCGATCGAGTTCCTGATCCCTGAACTGAAACTGCAGGAGACTGACCCGATCATCAAGGACAGCAAAGGGATCATGCTCGATCTGCCGTTCTCTGCTTTCTACAACGCCAGCACCGAGGCCAGCAGCATCCAGATCACCCTGAAGAACACCCAGGCTTCAATTTAACTTCGGCTTCGCTCAGTTACCGGTTGGTTGGCGGGGCCTCTTACCTCCTTTCAGAGGTCGGGGGCCTCGCGAACCCACTTACCGCCTTTTTTAATTCAATGACCAACAACGAATTTATGGCCGAACTTGAGGCCATACCATTACCGAAAGGAACCTCTGCAATGAATCTCTACAAAACCTTCAAAGCCAATGACGATCTTGAAAAGCAGGGTATCGAGCTGCAGCTGGGGGATGATGTCTCTATCCGGCTGGCCCGTGCCGGTGGCAGCAACCAGAAATTCGGCAAGCTGTTAGGGGATCGTCTGAAGCCCTACCGCAGACAGATTGACAACGGCACCATGGATGATGCCGTGGCAGCCAAGATCATGGCCGAGGTGTACGCCGATTGCGTGGTGCTTGGCTGGCAGGGTGTTGCAGATGAGCACGGCAACCCCCTGGCCTTTACCCGCGACAACTGCGTAAAACTGTTTACTGATCTGCCGGAGCTGTTCCGTGTGGTGCAGGAAGAAGCCGGACGCCTGGCCAACTTCCGCGCCCAAGACAGAGAGGAAGACGCAAAAAACTAACCGGCTACCTGCGGCACGGCCTGCAATGGTCAGACCGCAGGGAGCAGCTGGAGCAGTTCAGGGCTGCAACGGGAGACTATCCGGATGATTATCTGGCAGTGGAACCGCTGCAGCCCTGGAACCAGCCAATCTACCAGGCGTTTAACGCCCTCTCAGGATCCCGTCAGTGGACCATGGGAGGGGCAGCAGCCATACCGTTCAGTGAGATTATCGCATACCTGCATTGGCAGGGGATCACTGGCGAAGATGCCGCAGATTGGCTGCACCTGATCAGAGAGCTGGACGGGGCGTACCTGGAAGAAGTGAACCGGAAAAAGGATTGAGTGATGGCCGACAATACCGTGCAAATCAAAATAACCGGCGATGCCAGCGGATTCGCTCCGGCCAGCAAAACAGTCAAGCGTGATCTGGATAGCATCGGCACATCAACGGTATCGGTGCGCGGCGCTGTCGAGCAACTGAAAGGCGCACTGGCCGGACTGGCCGGTGCTGCCGCACTTACCGCCCTGGTCAAATCCTCTCTTGATGCCGCCCTACAGATGGAGCGGCTGCAAAAGATGATGACCGCCGCAACCGGCAGCGCCGCCCTGGCCGCCAAAGAGCTGGAGTATGTGCGCTCAACCGCCACCAGACTGGGGCTTGATCTGGCAACCACCGCAGACAGCTACGGCAAATTTCTGGCCGCCATCAGAGGCACCACCCTNGAAGGTGAACGGGGCCGCAAGGTCTTTGAATCGGTATCAGGGGCTGCATCGGCTCTGGGGCTTTCTGCTGCCGATACATCAGGCGTATTCAATGCACTGCAACAGATGATGAGTAAAGGCAAGGTGCAGGCCGAAGAACTGCGCGGGCAACTGGGCGAGCGCCTGCCCGGTGCCTTTAAGCTGGCGGCCGATGCCATGGGTATGACCACTGCCGAACTGGACAAGGCCCTGCAAAGCGGAAAGGTAATGGCAGAGGACCTGTTGCCCAAGCTGGCCGATCAGTTAGATAAGAAATTTGGCGGTGCTGCGTTATCAGCACAGAATCAGCTGAATCTGATGAATAATGCGATCTTTGAAGCCAAGGCTGCGCTTGGTGCCGCCTTAATCCCGGCGTTTACCGATGCCGTCAAGGCTATGGC